GTTGTTTAGAATGCATTGCAACTGCCTTGTCAAGTTGTGCTGGAATTGCATTTGCTGCTTTTCCTGCATCTTTCTTTACCTCATCAGAGTCTCTTAATCTTTTTGCCTGACTCTTATGTAATGCAACTGCTTTATCAAGTTCTGCTGGAATTTTATTTACAGATGCACCGTAATGTCTCTCCGAAAGTTTCTTTTTGTTTCTGAGATATGCTTGTAGGGTTGGATTCTTGGTTTTAACTTCCATACCAGCCCTCCTTGCTGCTTTGTTACCTGATCCCCTATCAGTTTCTGTAGGAATGTTTTTGATTGCTGCCTGTGCAGTAGGAGGATGAATTGATGCTAATTTTGCTTTTCTCGATACTCCTTTTCCACCGTACGCTTCGTTCATTTTCTTTTTAGGGTCAGTTGATACCATTGTGGGTTTTGCTGCACCTGTTTTTTGAGGTTGACCGGGATCAGCGGCCCTCTTTCTTCTTGCAGCACTGTCTCTTTCTTTGTCACTCATTGATCTTCTTTTTGCAGAAGATACACATTTAGGGGTTGTTTTTTGTCCGGGTTGGCGAGCACATGGTTTCCCATCATACTTACCACCAACTTGAACCCATCCTCTAACTTTACGTCCTGACTTGGTGGTTCCACTAGATTTACCAAACCAATCACGTAAACCCTCTTCACTCACATCTTTAGGTTTTTTACCCCTCTTTTTCATATTTATTGCAATCGCAGCTTGTTGAGCAGGGTTTGCTGCTTCATTCATCTTCTTAGTTTTCTTCTTCATCGTATTGATAAACTTACGATAAACGGCCGCTTCAGAGGTTTTACCCATCTCTCTCGCCCTTTGTTCCATAGCAACAGCCGCTTGAATTTTATGAGCATGTGATCGAGAAGAATTCCTGATCTTTGAGACAGATGCTTTAGCAGTAGCCACGTCCTTAAAACCAAGTCCATGTATAGTTCCTTTAGGATTTTCATCAGTATATAAATCGGAGTGTTTTTTAGATCCCGCTGGTTGACCGGGTTTTCGAGGAATACGAGGGTTTGATTCCTCTTTCATACCCTTACCATATGTCTTACATGGAGTCTGACCACAACCACAATTATTTTCTTTTACTTCCTTACTGTCAAGATAATCTGCAGCAGTATCTAAGTAATCAGATGCCTTTGTTATCTTTGATTGAACCCATGCTTTAAAATTTTTCTTACTACGTGAATGTTTCTCAATTCTTTTTGATGCTCTACCAGCAGTTTTTAGTTGATTACGAATCATCTCTGGTTCATGATCACCATTTTTTTCTTCCTTTGTAACCTTTTTCTCAGGAAGACCCTTATGTTTTGTTGATGCAAACTTTTTTACATCACTCTTCTTCATATCTGCAGCTGCCTTTGCAGTCTCAGGTGTAGTCGGTGTTTGCTCACCCTTTTGAATCGCACGGACGATTCCAAAAAACTTTTGTTGTTTCTTAGATAATGCTGGCATTATTTTTTACCCACATCCATGATGGCACCTTTACCATACTTTTTCCTAATATCTGCTTTTACAATGTCAAGTGCAGATCTACCCTTTGCTGCTTTTTGTGCAGCAGTCATGCCTTTTGATGGTTTTTCTGGTCTTCTTGGCATGGTTGTTGCATCTTTCTTATCAGGTGAACTTGGATCACCACCAGCCATTGCTATACGATCTTTATAATGATCATACTCCTCTTCTGGAATATAATCCTCTCTCGTTGTCATTGCCTTTGCTTTTTGTTTCACTCGATCACCAATTGATGTAGCAACCATTTTCATTCTCTTACCTGCTGAGTACGGATTTTCTTTTTGTTCCCTTCTCTTCGTTTCTGCCTTAATCGCAGACATCTTTAATTTATTTGAAATAGCACTACGTTTGCTACCCATTCTTGGCTTTGGATTTGTTTTATCAATCGCACGAGCAACTCTTAATCTTACACCAACTCTCGGATTACCATATTCATCAAGTTGTTCACCTTCTGGTTCATATTGATCAAGCATTTTTAAGGCATCACGAGTGCTTTTATTCATCAATCCAGTTCCACTTTTCTTTGCATCTTTAATTGCATTTACACCTCTTTGAAAGTTACTACCACCACTTGATGAGGAGGAATTTGAGGTTGCAGGAGATTTACTTAATGCTTGTTTTACTACTCTATTACCATGCATTGTGCCGAGTTTTGATGATATTCTTTGAGTTGCGAACGCAAGAGCCCCTAAACCTGCTAATTTACCAAAAACTTCATCAACTTGTTCACCTTCTGGTTCATAAGATGCTGTAATATCCTCACCACCAGTTTGTCTTACTGCCTGTAATTTACGAAGTAATACTTGTTTTTTTAATTGTCTCTGACGAAGTTGTTTTGATTTTAATTGTGGATCATCCTCTTTGGTTTCACCATTCATCTCAACAATCTCTAAAACTTCACCACCAATCTCCTCAACTGCCTCACCTAACTTTGGATTGATTATAATTTTATTCTTTACTTTCTTTTCTTTTACTTCTTTTTCCATCTGCTCTTCATCAGCTTCCCATACATAATCCTCTCTCCAATTAGAAAGTGCTTCCATTTTAACTTTTGTTTTCACACCACGTTTTGCCTTATGTTCTTCTCTCCTCTTGGTTATAAGTTCACCTCTTGTTGCATCTTTTGTAACCTTCTTTCCAGTCAATGGATCAGGTAACTCGCCAGATGTCCCAAACTTTCTTTTATTTCTGATTGTTGCTTTACCATAAGTTGAAGCACCTGCCTCATACTTTGCTTCTAACTGTACCTCTTCTGCTCTTGATCTAGCAACAGCTGGGTCTTTACTATTAGGTGAAGTGCTATCAAAAGCGGGATTGTTTCTAGCAGCTTGAGATTGTGATGCTCTTTGTTTTTCTAGTTTCTTTGCTCTCTTATCAAGAAAATCTTTCATGACACCAGATGGTTTGCCAGATCCTTTTGCCATACCTGTTTCAGCAAACGCTTCACCCATCTCTCTTTTCTTCTTCGCAACTTTAAGTGCCTGTAATCTATCAAGAGCTGCACTTAACTTTGCTTTCTTCTTCATGTTAGATGGTCTCATTGATTGAGATACTGCTTCATCAACTTCCACTTCCTCTAATGATTCGTGAGTAAACTTCATGCCCTTAGTTGCTTTATCCTTAAGTGCCTGACGTTTCTTGGGATCCATATTCTTTTCATAGTTTGCCAACTTTTTAGCATAACTAGGATCATCCATTTTTTTAATTAACTTTCTATCTCCTTTGTTAGGGCCTGTATATTCAACTCCTTCTCTTGCAGTTCTTGCAGCGTTTGCAAAATCTTGTGATGATGGTGCTCCTTTGTCACCTTTCTTTCTCATTTTACCACCACGTTTTCTCTTTGCATGAATGTTGGCATAAAGACCAGCACCCTCATCAACATCTTCACCTTCATGAGGAATAGTATTACCATCTACGTCTTTCTTATGATGCTCACTGATCTGTGAAAGATAGACCTCAGATATCTTGTTTAATGGGTTTGGGGATATTCCTTGTGGCATGTCACTTTTTTAGTCTGTATTTATTTATGAACTCCTTAATATCAAAGTTCTGTATTTTCTTCATACCCATCTTATCCATGACGTTTTTACGGTAGCCACTGGTGCCGATCAAGTAATTTGGATGAGTTTTATCTCTCATTCGACGGCTCATCTTAACTTCTGTGTACTCCATGACATCTTTGATCCATGATTTAAACATATGATTCTCTTCTGTTACACAAATAAGGTGATTTGTACCTCTTCTTATAATTTTACCGATCAATCCTGTATTAAGATTCTCAATCACATCACCGATACGATATAGTTTTCCTGTGACATATTGTTCTCTTAATCCTCTTGCATCATACTTCGGAGCAATTTGCCATAACTCAGTAACCGATGTTTTCTTCAACTTCATACCAGATCTCACTGCGTTGAATATTGATTGAATGTCATCATCTTTTATATTCTTCGGTGTTCCACTCTTAAATGCTTTGAAATTACCATCAACAACTGCTTTTCTCATCTTAGATGCAGACATTCCCTCCACACCTTCGGCATCTGCATCACGAATACCAGCAGATACAACACGTATATCTTTAAAATTATATAATTCACCATTATATTTTGTAGCAAGATTCTCAAATTCAGCCTGACGATCTGCTCCTACAACAATATTCACATTGTCATATCCCTCTTCATCTGCTGCGATTAATACATTGAATATTGATTTCATCTCACCATCATTTATAATGTTATCTTCAAAATCTGGGAATAGTTTTTTCATAAATGATATTTTCATATCAGGATCAAGTGGATTCTTCTTAGAATCTTGTGTTCTTGACGGATATATCTTAAGTGGGCCGCCCATTGCAACCTTATCTGCTGCCTTCATTAATTTCTCATGACCAATTGTAGGTGGATTAAATCTACCAAATGCAACTGTGATCGTATCACTCTCTGCCTGATCAACTTCATCAGGTTTTTTTGTTCCCTCTGGTGTTTTTAAATCTGGATCTTTTGTCTTTGTTGCTTTTGGATCTTCTAATTGCTTTGGGGATATCTTTCTCTTGATTGGTTCTGGTGCTGGTCTTCTCTTTGCCTCTGGTTCTTCCTCTGCCTTCTTACCTCTTCCTTTAAAAAATACTAACTTGCCTTTCTCAGTTTTTGCCACATATTTTCCAGTACGATCCGTCCATCCACCATGACCGTCACTTGTAAGTTGTAATCTCTTTGCTTGTGCGGCCGCTTGTGATGTCTCTGCTTCAACTAAAAACTGGGAAAATCCTTTCATATTAGGCATTCTTATACACTTATTTAGCGATTTACAATGATGAGATGTCAGATGCTTTGATATGCGGTGAGGATTGCGCTGTTCTTGAACCTGCGTACATTACTAAATTTAATACCATATCATCAGCGTCTTTAGAAGATGCTCTTTCAAAAGACTCTATCAATCTACCTCCCATAAATTTTCCAAATAAAAATTGTGCTCTTGCTCTCTCTACTAAAAGTTCACTTTCAAGTCGCACTTTACCACCATTTTCTTTGACCATTATAGAAGTGCCTTCTCTAGAAAACTGAGGATGATTAACTAATTCTTCATAAAAAGATTCCATAGATCCTATCGAAGTGCCAGAATATTTTACCGCATATTCATACACTTTTTTACATATCATATTCTGTATTGAATTTGATAAAACTCCATCAACATCTATTTCTTTTTGCATTTTTTGCGCTATCGCATACGCTGATTGAATTATTCTTGTTTGACTTGCCGAAGAAAATCGTCTACCTAATTGTGGATTAATTTGATATAAAACATTACCTATGGCATCACCCGCGAGACTACCATCAAGAGCTTGCTTACCTCCAGCTATAATTCCTTGATATGAAAAGGTAGGCCTTTGTCCACCACCAGTTCCACCTTTATCTCTAAATTGTAATTTAAATTTGTTAGGTGTTATTTTAATATAAACATCTTTTGAATTAAAAACATCTTTTGTTTGTGAAAAAATATATCCATGATATTTTATATTATTTTTTGCTAAAGTTTTTGAAACATCATTTTCAAAAAAATTTATTGTTTTTATACGAACACTTTTTTGATCGGGTGCTTTTTTCAAAGATAGTGGAAGCAAATCACCATCTTTTATCATTTGTTTCATTAAAGCGTTCAACACTGCAAAACTCTGCATGTTCGTTAGTGAATCTATCTTTGTTTTACCAATTTTTACTCCTCTAGATATAACACTTCCACTAGCTAATTGTCGCATAACCATTTTTCCTCTTTGAGAAACAAGGTAGATGTCTGCAGGACTCCATTTGTTTAAATCATTAAAGGTAAGATCATTCTGACCACTATCTCGATTTTTTCTTTTAACATAATCATTTGTATATTTCCAAATAGTTGCAACATCAGACATGACATCTCTACTTGTTTTATCACCTCTAACGTAAAACAAAGATATTCCCGGAGGTTTTATTCTATTAAAAGTTTTTCTTGATATAGTTTGTGTGGCACGAAAAAGTTCATTAGCTATATTAATCGATGAATCATACCAATCCTTATTTTTTGTCAGAAAGTCATCTATATTTTTTTGTGTTACCGATCCTGTTTTTACTTTACTTTTTACTCTACTAATTACTGATCCATACTCCTCTTGAAAAGCGGGGTAGTTAGGAGGTCTCTTATTACCGATAATTGGTTTTCCTAAGTAATCAACAACAGCACAAAAAAGTGCTTGTGAGGATTCAAATAATTTGGTATCAGATGCGGCCATTTATCTACTCGCTTGATCTTCTGTCAATGTCAGACAAAGTTTGAGAAGACATAAAGTACTTCTTGATCACATCTATCTGATCTTGATACTTTGCAATAGCATCCAATTCCTTTTCAATGGACTCTAGTATGTCAGTGTGTTCACCAACACCTGCAGGATGTTCTAAGTAAATCTCAATGTTTGCTTTGTGTTTTGCAATATCACCTTGAGCATGTGCAATCAATGCTCTTAGAATTTGCTCACGCATATGTAATGCCATAGTAATTAAAGTATCTTAGATATTTATATTATAGCATGCAATATTTAATATTACATTCCTCTATCTGCCATGAACTTCTTGAAAGCAGGAGAGTTGATCCCTCTCTTAGGATCTCTCATTCTAGCAGCTCTTGATCTCTGTCTATAAGGTTTATCAGATTCGTCTGGATCTTTATGCTTTTCAGGTTCCATGGCGACTTGTCTGTTTTCCTCAAACTCACCCCAAAGAATACCAGTTATTTCTTCCTCATTAAAGAAACCAGATTTAATTAATGCATCTACATTTTCTTTTGTAATTTTCTTAGCAGCACGAGCGATCCCTTGCTCACGCTTATCCAATTTCTTATCTTCTTTTTCATCAGCCTCATCAGGATCATACTTTCTTTTTTCACTATCGCCCTGATCAAATCTTCTATCAGCAAGATCTTTTGATGCCTTTGCTATATAAGAACCCATTGTGGTTTTTTTAAGTTCACCAAGATAAGCATTGACATAATTATATTCTGTTTCTTCTTTCTTCTCTTTTGCTGCCTTCTTCATAGGTTCTTTCTTGTCACCATCTTTATCTAAGTCAAGAAAGTCTGGTTTTGATCCTTTTGATCCATTACCATTACCATTACCATGATCCTTGCCATTGCCATGATCCTTTCCGTTACCATTATCTTCTTTCTTGTCACCGTTACCTTTCTTTCCTTTCTTTTTATCAATATAGGCTTGAAGTCCTGCAGGTATTTTACCTTCATCCAATCTTCTTAATTCCTGTAAGGTTTCATCAATTATTGCAATGAGTTCTTCCTCGTATGCCTCTTTGAGATGATCTGCCATCTCATAAAGCATTTCGCCAGTTGACTCGTTTACTTTAAACCTATTTTGCCATGCGGGTGTATTTCCAACCTTGTCTGCATTCGTTAGCAAATATCTGCCGTCGTTCATGGAAGCATACGCTGCTGCCAAACCGGTCATATCATCATTGAATAATCCCATTGGGGAAACCTACTGAAATTTATCAATAGTATTTATAGATCTCCCGCCTTACGATTTTCAGATTGATGCACATTAAACTCACCACCGGGATATCTCTTCTTGAGTTTCTCTACATTCATTTCAATGATTTCATCAAAAGAAGTGTCAAGTGCCATACAAGCCTGTGCGATGTACCAACAAATATCACCAAGTTCTCTCTTCATATGAAAAACATTATCTTCATTATATGGTTTTCCTTGTAGTATGATCTTTTTAACTATCTCAGTAAACTCACCTGACTCTGCTGTCAATCCAAGTGCAGCCGTCAATAACTGTGATAAGTTACAGTCATCTTCTAACTCAAGTTTATTCATACGAGTCAAAAGTGCTGCGTAATCTAAACTCTCTGTGCTTGTTACACCATGCACAAAGTCTACATATTTTTCAGTATCTACAGTCATTAGAATTTAAAGTCGCCGAATGATTTTTTAAATTTTGATTTGTCCTCATCATACTCTGTTTGTTCAGTATTGTCAACAATATCTTCTTGTGCTTTCTGTTCACAATCATACAATCTCATCTTTGCACGATCGATACCAACAACAAAACGTTTATGAATTGTAGGATCATTATATCTATTCTTTAATTGCTTAACTAATATTTGATTTAAACTTTCCAACTCTTCTGTACTAATGAGAGCAAACATAAGGTCAGCAGTAGCGGGAAGACCGAATGACTCAGAGGTATCAGTAAGATCAACGTCGCTACTAGCAAACCCACTACGAGTTGTTTGAGTTGCCGAGACGATGGGAACATTTGCTTCAACCGCAAGACCACGGAGCTCTTCTGCAATCGCTTTGATATATGAGTAAGAATTGACATTACCTGCTGCTCGATAACGTGAGGATGCACATATATTTAAGTAATCTATGAATATAATATCCGGTCTAAAAGATTTCTTCAATGCAAGTTCATTAAGTAAACCCTTGAAGTGACCTGAGTGTGCTGCTGCTGTTGGATATTCTTTAATGATTAATGTGCCTTGAGTTTTCTTTGATAAGTCAGTAACCTTACTTTCAAACATTGTTTTAGGTAAGTCTGTAATATCTTGAATATTAAGATTTAAAAGATTCGCATCAATCCTCTCTGCAATCTTTTCTTCAGCCATCTCAAGCGTAATATACAAAACGTTTTTACCTTGGAGTAAAACAGAACTGGCAAAATGGCACATAAACAAAGACTTACCAACACCAGTGCCCGCAAGAGCGATATTGAGCGTTTTATTGGGGAGACCTCCTTTAGTAACTTTATCGAAGAACTCCAAGTCGAATGGTATTTTATCTTCTTTTCTGTGATATGATTCATACCTTTCCTCATAATCAATCAAATAGTCGTGTCCTACATGATTATCGAAAGACACAGCCAGAGCATCAGACAAAATAGAAGGAATAGCATCCCTTCCTTTAGTGTCATCTTTTCCATCTGCTAGTGAAATAGATTCTATCAGTGCCAAATATATAGCACGATCACGACACCATTTCTCTGTGGTATCTAACAACCATTGAAGATCGGCAGGAGCATCATGCAACTCACTAACAAGATTAGTGATGTCCTTAAACATTGAATCTGTAATATCTTTTCTTTTTTCAATCTCAATACATAGAACCTCTTTAGTTGTAAGTTCATTATATTGTTCTACAAAATTAGATATCTCCTGATAAACAATCTTTTGTTTCTCATCTTCAAAATATTCTGATTTTAAAAAGGGAACAACTTTACGGAGATATTCTTCATTATGTAAGAGATTTCTAAGAATTAGAAACTCAACTTTCTCCATAACTAAACTCCTTCTGTGCTATTTCATCAAGAGCTTGCATTACATATTCATCGAAATATGTTTCTGGATCTGCATATATTTGTTTTGCATAAATTTTCTTTCCATTGATTTCATATCTACCTGCAACATTCTTCCACAATCCACCAATCTCACCCAGTTCAAGTAAACCATAATACTTATCAAGTCCACGTTCATCATAGTATAAACGAATCTCAACTTCTTTATTCTCTTTACTTAAACGTGATTTATGAGTCTTTGCTTTGACAATGTTTCCAATGACTGCCTTTCCATCTTTTTCTTTTTTCTTTGAGAGATAAATGATCGTGCTGGCTGCATACTTAAGACCGCTACCTCCACCCATTTCTTTTGTGGGAACATAAGATCCGATAACATCATAAGTGTGGTTTGTAACTATAAGAGGAATATTTGCTTGACCAAGTTTAAGTGTAAGCATACGGAATGCACCTTTAACAAGTTGAGATTTGGTCATATCTCTTACTTGTTTATCATTCAATGCATCATTGATTTCCTTTTCTGTTGACAACATGCCAAGAGAATCAAGAACAAACATACAAGGTTTACGTTCATCCTCTGGTTTTTTTAAATATATGTCAACTGCTTTTAATGCTTTTGTTCTAAACTCTTCAATCGTAACAACATTAACAACTACAAGACGATCTAAATCAATTCCACGACTTGTGAGTAAAGACTTATTGACAGCGGCTTCAGTATCGAAATATAAGCAATAAGAATCAGGATTAGAATCAAGGAAATTTTTGACGACTGCCAAAGAGAAGAAAGTTTTTCCAGTGCTAGACTCGCCAGCAATTGCAGTGATTTTGTTATTAGATACACCACCAAATATACTCCCTGATATAAGTCCATTAAAAATGTACGAACCTGTGTCAATGAATGTTTCAGTTTCATCGATATTTGATGCAAGTTGAGTGAAGTCATCTCCAATTTCTTTTACAATTTCTTTTAGAAAATCCATAATTATTTTTTAAACTTGTGATACACTTCAACGTAAGATTCACAAGTAGGACATGATAAGTTAGTAACCATATCATACTCCATACTCTCATCTTCGTCAATATCATGATCTCCACCCCAGATCAGTTCATCATTACAATGCCAACATTTCATTTAATAATATCCTCCAATTTAAATAATGAAATAAATTCAAGTTCGTTGTTCTCCCACACCTTATGATTTTCTTGGCGATCTACTATTGCAACAACACGATTTACAACATACCCTGCATCTCTCAGGACATTTACAGCCTTTATAGCACTACTACCAGTTGTTGTCACATCTTCTAAAACAGTGACAACTGAACCCTTTGGAGGTTTATTACCTTCGATAACTTCTTTTGTACCATGACCTTTTGGATTTCTTCTTACTATCAACGCATCAAGGTGTCTATGACCCGAATAGTAAGCTCTTTGTGCAACACCACATACAAGGGGATCTGCACCTAGAGTGAGACCACCAACCGCTATGGCATCATCTTCAACTTCCTTAATCATCAAATGAGATAGTAATGCGTTTCCTTCGCATGATAGTGTAACAGGCTTACAATTTATATAATGTTCGGATTTTTTACCAGATGATAATGTGTATTCTCCACGTTTATAAGCACGTTCTTTTAAGAGATGTAATAGTGTCTTTCTGTGCGTTGTTTCCATCAGATTCCTAGTAATTTACGTTGTCTTTCAAAATATCCATGTAGGATCCATGAACTACTGTTCATTTTATCACTACCACCGATACCCCATTCAAACTTCACTCTATCATTATTTTTAAATCTGTCAAGTTCTGGTGTGTTACCTTTTTGTCTGTCACCACCATTACAGAAAATAACTTCATCTGCAATCTCTAGGCATTTATCTATCGCACCACACGCAGATCCTTGATCATCGTCAGGTACAGTAATAACAGCATCAACCATTCTTAAATGACGAATGATCTCTGCTCTCTCTGTCCATGATTGAAAGTATTGTCCTTTCTTTTTAGTTAGCCACTCCTCAGTGTTGATACCAACAACTAAAAAATCCGAGAAGTCTTTTGCTCTTGCAAAATATGATATGTGTCCACTATGTATGGGATCAAACCCACCAGTAACCAAACTCACTTTTTTATAAAACATCAGATCACCATGCCATGAGATTCGCGAAGTATTTTTTTGTATGGGCCACCGGGATTTGCATCAATAGTTTCTTTTACTAATTTAAGTTTTTGATATAACGCAGTATCGCCACCAAGAGTTAATGCCTTAACAATAGTGCCAAGTTCTTCGTTGTTGATAGGTAAATCCATTAGGAAAAAAATAGTTCTAAGTTTACTGTTTTCTCGACATTCCAATCAATTGCATCAAGAATAATCTTGAGTGGTTCTAAGAATGACTTGTCGAATTGTAGATCGTGATCGATATATTTGTCAAGACCAATCTCATGAGGAAAGTCTTGAATGAATGAGATGATATTCTCATGAATCACATTTGGTTTTTTTAAATAACAAAATTTAATTTTCTCACCATTTTGAATAAGAGAATATTTGTTGTCTAACTTATGTTTCTTTACGTAATGATTAAACAACAATGCACCCCGTATATGTATAGGAGTTCCTTTTGCATAGATTGTAGAATGAGCTCTATATTTAACAACATCAGATGCAGTTCTTGGAAAGGCAATCTCTTCTGGCGGTAACTTTTTAAATTCTTTACGACATGTATCAATATAATCAATCATATCCTCCTCTGTACCATTCATCATTATCTTAAGTGCATCTTTAATCATCTTACGACATGGTGCGGGAGTGGATGATTTAACTGCCTCAATACCCATCATCTTAAGTTTAGGTTCTTCATAACGAACACCCTCACTATCCCATACATTTAAGATATATCTTTTCTTTGCTGTCCATATACCACGATCTGCGATGTTCTCTCTTTTCATAAACATCTTTTGATCATATGCATTTACGTACGTGGCCAACGTTTGGTAAGAACTCTCAATATATTTTTCAAATTCCACCTCACAGACCTTATTAAGGAACGACACGATGCTCGCAGCATCCTTTTCTCTACCTTCGTATACCCTATCGACCAAATCACCCAAGTTGAGATAGATACTATCAGTATCACTAGCAATAACATAATCAACATCCTCCGTTTTTAGTATTTTGTTTAGATAAGAATTCATGCGGTTCTCTATCCAACGAATAGAAACCTGACCAGATAAAGTAATTGCTTCCGCATTTTCTAATTTATAATAGCGGAAGTATTGATTACCAATCGCACCATAGGCAGAATTAAGAGAAATCTTTTTTGCCATCTGAATGTTATTACATCTAGCAATCTCTTTTTCCAATGTTTTTGTAGGGGTCTTTTCATAAGCTTTCTTTGCTTCAATCATTTTCTTTTTAAAGACTACACGATCTCCATACATTTTGTCCATCAACTCAGGTAGAAATCCACGAACATCTTTGCGATACATTGCACCATTTGCACACACAGCGTTGTCTTTATACATCTCAAATGTTAAATCTTGATCGAGTATTTTATCTACTGTAACTGTCGGATGTTTTGTTTCAATAAGTGTTTCTGGAGATATATTGTATTGCATGATTAAATGCGGATACAGTGAGTTTAAGTCAAACGATACCACCCAATCATACTTACCGGGAATCGGTTCTTTAACATAGGCACCCGCATACTTTTCTGCCTTTGATGATCGATTCTTTGGGGGGATTACAATGTTACGTTTCTTGAGATAGTTGTAGATAATAGTATCCCACATTCTTACCTGATAAAACACATCGTTGTAATTCACCTTGGCATCATAGGCCATGGTCAATGCAAGTTCAATCAGTTTCATCTTATCTTCCAAACGATCAACAAGTTCTACGTCAATGATGTTATATTCAATAAACTTTTGCCAACCTTTTGTATAGAAATCTTTAAAGGTATCAAACTCCGAGTGATCGAGTTTTTGTTGTCCTAATTCTACCTTTGCAATATAGTCTAGTCGATATGATTCTTGTGCCTTGTATGTAAATTTCTTATATAAGTCAAGGTAATCTAGTTGAGTGACACCACCAATATCAAATGTAGTATTCTTACGTCCGTTGATATAAACCTCTCCCTCAGATACAAGGCCCCAAGGTGACATTCTTTTCATTAGTTTTTCACCAAGGACACGATTAATTCTTTTACAAATATAGGGAATATCATACAGTTGAATATTCCATCCAGTAATCACATCAGGAACATCTTGCATCCAGTGATTAATAAATGTACGAAGTAAATTTTCTTCAGTATGGCAACAATGATAAGTTACATTTTTTTGTTTGTTGTTAAATGGTTTTACACCCCAACTTATAATTTGTTTTGTTGTATAATCTTGTATCGTAATTGCAAGTATTTCTTCTGTGCATGATTCAACATCAGGGAAGCCTTGTTCCGATGATACCTCAATATCAAGTGTGACCAATTTTATCTGACTAATATCAAACTTAACTTCATCCTCTGGATATTTTTCAGATATGTATTGATAGATGTATCTGTCATTGCCATATATTTCAAACCCTTCCACCTCATCATACTTCTTAAAAAAATCACGACAATCTCTTACAGTTCCGGGTTTGACAGCATCAACAGGAACACCATTTAATGTTTTATATTTTGTTTTCTTTTTTGATCTAACGAAGAGAGTAGGAAAGAATTCATCTCTATGTGCATACCTCTTTCCATTCTCAACACCACGAACCAGAAATTGATTACCAATTAACTGGACATTAGTATAAAATTTCATTTAAGAAGATCTTGATATTTTTCAAGTAAAGTTGGTTTAGGATCAACAAGAGTTAAGATCTTATCTGATGATAGCATGAAACTACTTTGATTTGTAGATTCGACTAACCAAGGTGAAAGAGTATTATTTTCTCCCACGACAAATGGCTCTGTTAATTTACAATCTGGTTGACCAATATCTGCACCTATTTCTTCAATTTGCGAAACCAACCTTTGCTGATTTACTAGCACTATCAGTTTGATTGGTGGGTTTTCCATTTAAGACATCCTCTGTGTACATTTTTTCTATTTTTTCAATTGGTGTCACCATTGTGACCACCCAATCTGTTGGTAGTGGTATCTCCTTTTCTTTTGCAAGAGGCATCCACGGATACATTGAAATTGAAGTTTCTTTTTTATCACTTTCTGTTTTTTTAGGAATCAACTTTATAACACAAGGGCTAGTAAGAAAATATCCTATAACATTTTTGTCAGGTGAAACCATTTCTTTTATATCTGAAATAACATCTTCACCAGATTTAAGCAATAGAATTTTAACTGTCATGTTTTTTTCTCTCTCATTATATTATATCATGAAAAAGGGGATCGTCAAGATCCCCAAGTTCCATCTCGAACTCAATATATTTAGAGGTAATCTTTACGAGCATGATGCTCTGGAACTACCTTACCAACGTTTACCGAAAGAAGACCATCTTCAAATACAACTTCTTTGATTTCTATATCATCAGTGAGTTGCCACTCTCTTTTGAATGATCTTTGAGCCATGCCACGATGAACATACTCATTTTCTTTCTTTTCGTCTTTCTTTCCCTCCACAACGAGTTTACCATGTTCTGTGTAAACTTTAACTTCTTTCTTTTTAAATCCTGCTAGTGCAATCTCTAAAGTAGATTCGTGATTATTTTGTTGAATGATGTTAAAAGGCGGGTACGTAGCGTTTGTACTCTCCCAAAAATTCTGTATGGTTCTATCTAAACCAATACTATTTGTTGTAATCTTATCAAATAGTTCTGCTAAATCCTTAGCTCTGTAGATGTTTGTCATGGTTCTCCTTTAATAAGCGAGTGTAATTTTGTCCCTTACGGCGACACTACTAATTATAACATATTGTCTATTTTACTAGGTCGGATATCTCCCTAAGTCTTTGGTGGGTATCCGCATAATTTTTTACATGGTACGTATAACCGCCCAATTTTTCTACCTCTTTTGCTAATGGATAATCATTTCCATTTACATCCATGCGGTCTCCAAAAAAATGTATTTCCATATCTTCGTTAAAATCTTTTATGATTTGTCCCTTGTCTGATCCCTTTGATGAAATATCAACACCAGTTTCTCCACCTACAAAAGCGTAAAGGCTTGGAAATTGTCTGTTAAATCTTTGTGCAATACTTGATCTCTCATTAGATCTTTGATCCCACTTAACATATTCCTCTCTACATTTAAAACAAGTTTTATGATGATCACCTCTTCCCAAAATACTAAAATTAACACAACCGGGCCTTTCCTCAATATGTGCACCAGTCCTAATTGGAAAATCACTTTTTCTTAACTCCTCTAAAAGAAACAATTTTGCTTCCTTTGGAAGTTTCCAAGGATTACGATAATAGAGTTTATCTTTCTCATAAACATCATTACCCGCACAATTATATACCCTCTTACATCTATTATAAAGATCAAGTCCTATCTGTTCAATTGTTTTTTCACGATTACTACCAGTCACAAGATAAGTATCATAATTGCATGCAAATACAATCATGTAAGCCATAAAACCTGTGTCCATTTGTTGACGACTTGGTGTAAGTGTGCCGTCAACATCAAAGATAAATTTTTTCAATTATTCAGATTCAGTTGTTTTTCCTTTCTTACCTATATTATACTTCTGTTCAAGAATCCAGTCACCTTTATCTTTATATGATAACACTTTAATTTGATTAAGGGGTGCGATATCTACGCATGAATCCTCCTTCACAATCGAGATAAGTCCCCAATCAGCTAGTAAACGAGTAATTCGATTACGTCTTTGCACATCATTAATTGTAAGATTAGCATGCTTACCATCTAAGGCAAACAATTCTTTGAAGTGTACAATAAAATATTTTCCTTGCTTATGCAAAATGTGGCAGGATTGATAGAGTTTCTTTTCTTTTCTTGATGCAACTCCAATACGGGTTAATGTCTCTCGAACTTTTAAAAAATCATCTGGTTCATTCAACACAACCTCTAGCATCTTATCTTGAGTCCATTGCACGGTTGGTTCAACGGTCGTCGTCATCGTGTTCCTCCAATATCAAGTCGTTGTTTAATAAAATTAATCTGATCAGGTGTTAATATTTTCAAAGCTTGTAATGCTTTTTCGTTACTATAACCATAGTATTGTTTGATGATTTCAAGATCCGTGACTTTATCCTTCCGGAGCCAGGGAGAAAACCTCTTCTTTTTCCTAAGTGTATTTAGATAAAATGAATATTGGAGGTCTTTATCCAAGTTAGGAAATTTATTCATCTCATTAGCGAACATGATTGTATCAAGATGCCCCGATAAACAACGATTTACAATGTATGGAGGATATTCTTTGATCGCATCTGGATCCTCTTCAATTAAATTTTCTTTTGTAAAGTTGACTGAATTCAACCAATCTTTAAGTTCCATTATCTAATAATTTGAATTTCTTCTTCGTCTGTCCAGAGTTCGACTCTATCTCTAAACCTTTTTTCTTGTTTTAATTTTTCATATCTTTTCCCAGCTTTCTTCTTCCACCATGAAATAATATTATCAAGATAAAACTTATCCCAATTTTGTCCTTTAATTAATTTAGTTTGCTCTCCATTAATAACTTCACGAACATTACTGTATCCAAAATCAGAAATATAAAATCTTTTTTTCTCTGTTAGATTATATGCAGTTTCAATAACATCATTAAATTCTTTAAGTTTATCTTTATCTTCTAAACTATTCCGAATAATTGATATCATTTTTGTTTGTCTCTTTAATTTTTTAGAAGAGGCTTTATTATCAGTAAGTGGTTTACCATCATTAAGATATTTAAAACGATCATGAAGTTTGTGAAATGCATCGGCATGTAAAGTTGGTGCAAACTTACTGTCGGTCAATCCTTTGAATCTGATGAATGGTTTAAGTCCATCATATTGTGAGGCACTACTACTAGACCCATAAAGAGAAGTTGTCTCAAATAAAGCGATATCCTTTTCAAATACGTTATTAAGTATTTCTCTAATGTAGTGAGAGACACAAATTAAAGCTAAAAGTTTACCACCAAGATAATTATATCCAAAAGGTTGAGATGGAACTATTGCAAAACCCATTACAGCATGACGATTAAACAATGTTAAATCTGGTGCTTTTCCTAACCAATTATTTCTTGGTTTTGAATTAATAAGTGGTGATTGTAATCTAATAAATCCAATAACTTTATTACTCCTCCTTTCTTTCACTATCATTCTTAATTCTCTTCCGGGAATACTATCCTCATTATTATGAGATGAAACTAATCTTAGTAAGTTTTTATAATAATCTTGATCAATACCCATTGGAAATCTATTACCCACTAAATGAATATCAAAATCCATTTCCTCTGGATGGATATCATTATTAAAGAAATCGTTTTTGGGGTTGTCAATATATCCAGAACTGCCAATTACTGCTTTCTTTACAGATCGAAGATAAGATTCTGTATCAGTGTAATTTCCAAAGTATTTGATAAATTCATTAGCAGCCCACTTAGCATCTGACTCATTTATATTCATTGTATAATAGGCATTTGGTTAAGTGGTTCATATAAAAACTCTCTCCCAGATGGCATAGTGAGAACCTCTATCAATAAATTAATATCAGCGGATATTGCATCACCAGTTTCTGACATTTTACGATATCCATTACCAACATAAATTTGACCTGCCATGACTGCAATGGTGCAAGCACCCCAGAATAGATAATACTTGTTTGATTTCACTTGATGTTTTAATTTTGAGAATTTTGTCATTTTAAATTTTCCATAATAGAGTAGTAAACTGCAAAACCAGAACCAATGCCACTTAATAATAAAAAGATTCCAATAAAACCAAAGCAGTTAAGTTTAAATGGTTTTGTTTTCTTTTTCATTTAAAGGTACATTCAACCATGATTTCTGTTAGACAAGCCAACATATTAATTTCTTGATCAGCAACGAATGCTACTTGGTACTGATATTTAGCCAAAATAAGAATGGCAGCAGGAATAGAACTAGCGACCAAGGTTTCATAGAAACTATCATAAATGCGACGAAAAAGTAAAGTAGTATCATTATCCAAGTTGGTACTGACCCATTTACGAACTTCGGGAAAGTTTTTCTCCTTGAGATTTTTGGTGAGATCATTGATTGAAATATCTGAAAAGGACGCTAATATACCAGAGTCTATTTCACCTCCGACTGAGTATCTTTGACACTCATTAAGAACTCTCCTCCAATCAGGAAAGTGTTTATTTATAAGTTCAGCAACAACCTTCTTATCACTCCGAATATTTTCTTGAGTGAGAATCTCATTAATCCTTGAAAAGAACTGTGCAGCTATTGATGGTTTGTCTCGTTTGTTGACTGAGAAATCAATAACAGTGCAGCGTGAATGTAAGGGTTGAATAATTTTATTTTTGTAGTTACAGGTGAAGATAAATCTACAGTTGGATGAGAACTCCTCAATAGACGCTCTAAGGAGGAGTTGTACGTCGGAAGTGGTATTGTCTGCTTCGTCGATGATAATGACTTTGTGACTTTTCTCAGACGTAAGAGAGACTGTAGACGCGAAGTTCTTCGCGTTGTTCCGAACCGTGTCAAGAAAACGACCTTCATCCGATCCATTAATGACATAAAAATCTACTCCTAATTGATTACACAATGCTTTTGCAACTGTGGTTTTACCAATGCCCGGTGGGCCTGATAACAACATATTTGGTATCTCGCCACTAGACAAGAAATCCCTAAAAGTTTTTTTAATGCTCTCAGGGAGAATACACTCTTCAATAGTTTGGGGTCTGTATTTTTCAACCCATATAAAATCACTCATTAGTTAGTTATCGTGGTGATGTTGAGGATAATCTTGCTCTTGTGCTTTTTGTGTTAGAACAGGTTTTCTACCTTCATGTCCATGTGCTATTCCTAGTTCATGCATTCTAGCATGTTCTTTAATTTCATCTTTTAATCCTTTTCCTCCAGAACCAAAAGTCATATAAATTCCATAACCAATTAATGCGATAACAACTAAACCAAGAAACACAGCGAATGCTGCTCCTTGACCTAAATGTGCATGAGGAATTAATGTTTCATTACATCTAGCAATTTTAGCTGGATCCTCCCAAGTTCCGGGAAGATGATAAATTGGTGGGCAAGATAGAAAAATCATTTTATTTAATTTTAATTTGTCTACAGATTAAGTATGGAGAAACAGTTTTACATTGAAATGCTCGATCCTTCTGCACTATTAATAATATGGCAGTAAGTTGTCCAATTATTATTAAGGGTAACAAAATTTTCATTCTTGAGATCTCCATTCTTTTCTCATTGTAACATATTTTATATCTTTTGCTACTTTATCTCTCATTTGTTTGAAAACTCTTGCAGAACGCGACTTTTCACAGTGTAATGCATCTGGCGATTGGGGTCTAACGGAACCATCTTTAGCATACTTCTTTCCATCAGAATGATTTGCATACCTACGGGAGCGAGTAAATCCCATCTCAAGAAACTTCCTTGCCATATCCATTCCAATGAAGTCTTGTTTGTCTTTATAGTCACAAAACATGGAGTAAATTTTATTAGCAGATTTGCGAGCAATAGTTTCATTTACAAATCTCCAATGAGCACATATATCGTTAGTATAAGGCCGTACCAATAACACTCCTTGTTCGCCCCTTCCAATGCGATAAAGTTTGCGATTTTCCTTAATTGTAAAATCAAGGGTTTTGTAATCGAGTCCATAATCAAATTCCTTCATAACCAGTCAGATCTATCACATCCCCATTTTTTAACTTCTGTTGAGTGAAAACGGTTCTGCATGTATTGTATCACAGATTTATAATCTGTCTTTGGGTTGCATGAAAATAAATCACATCTAGCAACATCATCCTCAGGCCATGTGTGAATGCTTAAATGACTCTCTGAAAGTAATGCATAACCAGTTACACCATGCGGTTCAAACTTATGGGTGTCAACCTTTAGTAATTCTAGATTTGCAATCTTTGCTGCCTCCACTAGAGTTTCTTTGATGTATTCTTCATCATCTAGTGGAGGGGTCATCAAACATCCTTTTAAATCAAACAATACGTGTTTCATTACCAATTTTTAGCATGTGTATTTACTTCAACTGGAACGTCAGTCTCCACATGATTGTGTTCAATATTTTCGATGTTGATGTGCTCTAGTGCTTGTGCGATTCTTTCAAGTGCATTAGCAATACGATTTGTGTCAATAGGGTTCATGATTAAAGCCAATTAGGTTTACGATTTGGGTTTCTAATATAATTATTACACACCCATGGTTTAGATGCAATGTATCTTTTATACTTAGTTAAGATATCAATACTTGTGTCAAGTTTAAATTCATCAGGGCCTGCAAATGCAAATGGTGTTGCATCTTTATGACAAAGTAATGTTTTACCTGTTTTCTCTTCAAATATTTTTTCTGCTGCATTCATAGCAGTTTGACATGAATGCACTTTTCCATATCTGTTTGTATATTCTTGGAGTAATCCAAAACCATGCTGTATTAACCATGCTGTATTAGCAATACTTTCTGCTGCCCAGATGGTGCATGGATGCCCTCTGAAGGCACCTTTCTCCGTGTTGTATGGTGTTCCATCCTTCTTAGGTAATAAGTCATTACCCCAGTTAAAATACCATTTAGAATAAACGACAGCCAACATCTGGCAAGTCTCAAGTGGCATCTTGACCACATGTTTATCGGGCAACACTTGTGCCGAAACATTTGGGTCAGGATCCGTAACAAAAATGTTCATAATAAAAAAAATGGAAATAAGTTTCCTTACTCCCATTATAACATAGAATTAATTTTTTGCCAATAAATTAAATTTCTTCAACCTCATCAAATCCCTTAGTATATTTACCAGATTGATTGTAAACAGCAGATTCAAGATGGCAGTTTTCATAAATTGTAAGTCCACCATCATCATAATCTATGAAATGATCCATATGATACAATTTTGTATTGTATAATTTTTCTAAAGGAATGAACTCGTCAGTGCTATATGTTTTTTTGTCCTGATCAATCCATTTTTGATATCGCCAACTTATTGGAAAATTTCTTTCACCATCTCTTTGAACGATAACATCATCAGGGACATGCTTAAGAGTATCTTTCATAATCTCATATCTTAATTCATTCCAATTTTGTTGAAGATTGGCTTGAATATCAACGTAAGTAAATGGTTTTCCATCAGGAGCCATCCATACTGTATTTTTAAGTATTTCATTTTGAGAAAACTTAAGTAATTTCTTCTCACCTTTTGTACATTGAAATTCTAAAATCTGACGGGCAGGATTAATCGAGTTAATGTCATTCATTTTAAGAGTTTGAGTTTCTCCAAACCACGTAGTGAATTTCTTTTCATCTAAAATTTTATAATTATTCTTATCGAGATAATCACGTAACCAAACTAGATCAACAATATTACCTTTAAGAGCTTTATTAGAGTCAAGGAAATCTCTACCAAACTTTTCTCTCCACTTCATGATCTCACCAAAGATTTTTTCAACACGATGAAATTCTTTGTTAAATTTAAGAACATCAGCGTCATCACCATAACATAAATCCAATACTTCTTTATCTACTTTAGCAGTTCCATTACATAAAAGAACTGATATAGTTACTATTAACTCTTCAACACCTCTTCTACCAATATGTTTGTCAGTCCATAAAGCAGGTTCAGTGATTTTAGGTCTACCATTAGCTCCTTTACCGATAACTTTTTTACGGAAAGTTGAGTCATATTTTTCCGCTAATGCTCTTACTTTTCTACCAAATTCACAAACATTTGATTGTCTCATTTCCTGATCATTCAATTTTACTTGACTATTGACCTTTGTAAAATCTCTTCCAAGATCTTCTAGAGTTCCAGAATCAACTATGGTAACTGCAATTTTTGTATTATCAATATGTTCTCTTAGATCAACACTCAAATTAGAATAATACTTAGCACCTTTTGTTATGTTTCTAAACTCAGGGTGTTGATATCTATGATCACTTGATTCAAAAAGAGGAACCTTATCATTATAAAAATCACCAATTGTTGTGGTTCTATTGTTGCCATCAATAACAATGTAAACATAACCTTGATCAAGTAATTTTTTATAGAATCTATAACTGGGGTGGTTAGTTTTCTCTGCTGTATTATCCTTTATAGAAATCATCAGAGATTCAATGTCTCCAAGAATAATCGCAGTTAATGCTTGACCATCGACAATAGCTGCTATGTATTCTTGTTGATGTTTTAAAGCCCACCTAAAATTAGATTGAAATTCCTGACAAAGTGCAATAATTCCTTTTTCAAAAGTTTCTATATTAAATATGTTTAAACTTTCGATTTTATCATTAACAGTATGATCAAATTGTTTAATCATACTTTGCATTAAATCAATATCATCAGAATTATATCTGAGATCATGTTCAAGTTTTTTTATATGTTCTCTCGTTACGCGAAAAGTTCTTTTTGCAGTAGCAATTTTTTTCACACTCATTTGTGTGAATCTTTTTTCAGTATACATAATTTTTTTTTGTGTTAGTTTGAACTACAATTTTAAGTGTGTTTTCAGTTTGTTAAACCTATTGGACTTAATCTTGTGTTATTTAAATCGTATCACATCAAAATGTGATTGTCAACTATTATCTTCGGGTCTCCAAGTTTCGGTGATAAGATTTAGCTGAATTTTATAATCTGGGTCATCATATACATGACCTTCTTTAATAATACGTTCTGCAATTTTCCAAAGAGTTTTTATCTCTTCATCTGTTGCAAAATCATTAATTGTGACTGTCATCATTTTTAAACTCTCCTTTTTCATAATCAAATCTGGGATGAGGTTTTGATGGTTCGTATGGTTTTTTAGATGCGTTTTTGATAACAATAAATCTATCTGCTGCAAATGTTCCTGCTAGATTTATTTCTATATCTTCACCATCAACCCAATTGATTGAACCATCTTTCTTTGTGTGATTCATGAGTCGTTGAATCTCATCAATCATATCTTGTGTAAGTTTCATTATTCAAATGTTGAATCTGGTTCTAATGCGATATAATATTTAAGATTATAATCTTTACTTACAAATCTAGATAACAGTTTCTTAGACATCACAACATCATAAGTTCCGGGAAGAATTTTAATATTCTCAACCTTAAAATTAAGAGAGAACGTTGCATCTGTTTCACCGACAATGATAGAGAAATCATTTGATGTGTCATTCTTCTTATCACGAACAAGAAGTTTAACAACACCATCACCACCAACAGCAGACAAATCTGGAAGTTGATAGATCGCAGCAGCCTTGAGTAACTTTTCTAATTGATCTGTGCTTACTGTAAATGCAACATCTTCACTTGGAAGTGTGATCTCTTTCTCAGGAGGTGTAACAATTACTTTTGGATCAGCAAAGAAATACTTAGATCTCATTCTACCTTCCTTGATAACTACATAAGAGTCATTTTCAAAGTCAAGTCCAGGCTTTTGATGTAATGCAAGACCATTTAGAAATTGATTTAAATCATAGATACCAAAATCTTTTGGAACATCTTCCTCAATGGTGGCTTCAGCAAGAATGTTTTTCATAACAGATATTGTTCTGAGTTCTTTGCCTTGCTTGAAGAGAATCGATTGATTGATGTTAGAAAAATTCTTCAACAGTGTCAAAGTTTTATCAGAGATCTTCATAGTTTTTGGACGTAATTTCATTGTTTTAATTGGATAGGTTTTATCCATATCCCCATAAAGAGTTTCATAAGCTAAACTCCAAGCATTAACCATATGTAAAGAGGAAATCATTTACAAGACTGTCTGCAGATTCTTTACCAAACTTACCTGACAGATATCCTGCAACTGGGTCAAGTTTGGTCATATAAGAATCAAAGTCTTTATATTGATTGGTATCAATACCAATCGGTTTCTTTAATTCTATCATATCTCTGTATTTCGTCAAGTATGTTGTGAACATTTCAAGATGATCATCAACTTCGCTTGATTTACACTTTGCGATATAGATGTTTTCAGAGAAGTGATTACCGGGCTCGAAGAAACGATAGTCTCCTTCATGTTTTGGTAATCCATCTACAGAGAAAGAATATTTTTCTCTTGGATGTTGAAAATCAAATACAATAATAACTCTGTTTTCATTAAACCCCATCAAATCCATACCAAAACAAGGTAGATCTGCACCTGTCTTTGGATATATGATGTTGTTGTAAATACAAGACTTATCACTCCATATATCAACTTCTCTTGCTTTGATAATATTTGGATTAGTATAAGTCTTTGCTATAAGAGAGGTTCCTTTACCCTCCCATCTAGCCCAAGTATCTCCATATTCCAAATCAGGAAATATGGAGAACAAGGTGTTTCTGTAATTATCCCACAGTTGATGCATTCTCACCCTCTTTAAAATCAACATCAGCATCTACTTTGTCATATAACTCCATAAATGCTTGCTTAGTCTCATCATCAAAACGATTGACACACACTTCAATTGCCTTTGCTTTGTTCTTAAAAATGCCATACGCACGAACAATGTGAACTAATCTACGAGTAGAGATAATCTCCTCAACACCACCATCAAAGAATGTCTTGCGAATGATGTCTGCCCAATCTACGAGTCTCTTACAAAACTCAGACTCACCTTTAACACCAACTTCTGTCATGGCATTCTCAAGAATCTTTAGTTCTGTTTTTGGTGCAGGATAGTCTTGCTCAAAGGTTACTGGGAATCGCTCAAGGAACGCTTCGTTAAGCACATTAGTTCCAATGAAACGTCCGTCGTCTGAACCTTTGCCTTTAGTGTTGGCGGTAGCGATAACGTTGAACCCTGTTGTTGGTTTAACGAATCTTCCGATCTTTTTGAGGAAGACTCCATTTCCTTCAAGAACACTCTGAAGACAAAGGATCTTGTTTGAGGCAAGGTCGATTTCGTCAAGAAGCAATATAGCTCCTCGCTCAAGTGCTTCGATGACTGGGCCATTATGCCATACGGTTTCACCATTAACAAGACGGAAACCGCCAATAAGATCATCTTCATCTGTTTCGATAGTAATGTTTACACGAACAATCTCTCTCTTTAATTGAGCACATGCTTGTTCTACACCAAAAGTCTTACCATTACCGGATAGACCAGTGATGAATGTTGGATAGAATAATTTAGACTTGATGATATTTTTAATATCATTAAAGTTTCCAAACTTAACGAATGAATTATCTATCTCTGGTGTTAGATTTTCTTCTACAACAGGCATTACTGCAGGTGCACTATAGGAGCGTTCGATATTGTCAACTGCTTTTTGTGTGACTTCAAGATTCCACTTACCACGACCGACTTTGAAATCTTCGATCTTTTTAGTAACTGTAGAATATCCGATGTCATTCATGGCACAGAAACCTTTTACGTCAGCAGCTGTAAACTCAATACCGTAATTGGATCTAAGACCCTCAATGATTTCTTCGCGTGTCATTTTGATTTCAAATAATTTTGTCATGATGTAGTTCGTTTCTATAACTACATGATAATCGATTTAGATCACATTGCTGCAAAAAATGGACACTTATTTTATTGTCTTTTTCCAAGTCATTCCAATGTCTGATATTACCGGCAACAATAAAACAGTTAGTTATAATTAACTGCACCATGACAAGAGTTCTAATTATACAAATCCAATTATCGTATTTCTTTGTTGTCTCATCATTAAAAGATCCGAGAGCGTACTTCCAGATCTTCCAAAACTCATTCATACTTTTTATTAAAATCTTTAAAAGAGGATTGTAATTGTCCAGTATTTTCCTTCGCATCATATTTATTATAACCTTTCATTTGTTTCCACTCGCTATATAACGCACCAAGTAACCAAGACTGTGATAAACTTTTTGGCCCATTTTCAAGTAATTCAAGATATCTCTTATTACTTGTATAATTTTTGTATTCTTCTCTCCAATTGGAGTCATCATAAGGTTGTTGTGTCATTAATTTTTACCGTAACTGAAAATTTTCCCTTTAATTTGAGATTGACCTTCTGGGTTTTTTCTCTGTGCTCTGAATTTTCCTACACCTACTCCTTTTGTTGTTGATCTTCCTTTAGAATCTTTACCGATTCCAAGAGGTTTACCTTTTCTAGTTGCATGTAGTGTAGCAGTTTTTTTAGTTTGAGTCAATACGGAATCCTGCCCATACTTTCTACCCAACTTCTTAACTTCTTTCTTAAACTTTCTCTTACCCATCTTGCCACGATCTATGGCAAAACTTTTTTCTTTTACTTTTGTCTCCTTACCAGTATCCTCATCTTTTTCAATATATGATCCTTTTAATTTAGTAGGCCCTCTACCGAATCTGCCACGAATATCTTTTTGCAATTGTTGTGATCTTTTTTGATTTTCTTTTCTTGATAATTTACCGCGATCAGCAGAGAGAGTTGCTATACCACTCTTACCAGCTTTACTTTTTATTCGGGAGAGACTACTCTCCTGCATAAATTCCTTGAAAGTTATCATACCACTAAAGAGATAAATTCGCCTAATACTTTTTTATTTAGTTTTTTAGTCTTCAATGATTTAACAAATGCTGACTTAATCTGAGATTTAGTTGCATCTTCTTTGACTTCAAACTCTGCGTCTTGATTAAGATGATGTGATGACATTACGATATATGCATCATATCCAGAATTCTTGATAATGTAACTCTTAGATTTTTTCCAATCTTTTTCCATGATGTTAAGTTCTTTTTGATCTGTGCTGTAATGTCTTGCAAATCTCATACCATCTCTATTTGATAAGACTCTGATACCAATAAAGTTCACGTTAGGTAATCTATCTTGCAAGTTTTCAAGAAGGGCATCAGTAAAATCACTATGTCTGTATCCAATCTTATATGTTCTACCAACCTTACGATCTCTGATGAATGTCACCTCTGAAATACATCTTCTTGTTCCCATGTATGGATCTTCTTCCCAATCACGATTAACTTCTACATGATGTGAAAGTGGCCCTGCTTCACCATCAGTTAAGACAACACATTGCACTTTCTCCACCTTTGCTTTCTTTTGAAACTCAGGTAAAAGTTTTCTGAATGTAATTAATGCTTCATTTAAAGGTGTACCAGATAATGCCAATCTTCTTGGGTATGACATTCCGTAGTTCATAAAACTATGAATAACTCTCCATATGTTTAACATTTGTTTCTCAAGAGTTTTTCCATTTACTTCACTTGTAAATAAATTCATGAGGGCAAATTGATTATCAATAGCGATCAATCCAGCTTTCTTTTCGTAAAACTTTCCATAATCTCCAGATCCGTAGTATCCGTAATGAGATTCTGTGCAATGTCTCCACTCGTTTGTAAATGCATAAACTTCAAATGGAATTTGAACTTTCTTACAGAACCAAATAAGATTATAAAGTTGCTTCAAAGTGTCTTTCATTACATATTGCATTGAACCAGACCAATCAAGAAGGAATACCAATCCGTGATTCTTTCCATCAGGAAGAACTGTTACTTTCTTAAATATATCTTCATTAAATTTGTATGTGTGTAGTTTTGATGTATCAAGGACACCTGTGCGAGCGATAGCTGCACGAGCATATGCACTTGCAGATTTTCTACACTCAAACTCTTTTACAAGATAACTTACTTCCTTTCTTGCACTTTGCTTAAAATCTGTAAACTCTTTATCTGGTTCAGCAAACCAATCACGAGTAGGAAATCCATTATGAATATTATTTGCATTTAATCTTGCAATTTCCTCATTATAATGATCATCAATTTCTTTATGAACATCAGAGTTTTTAGCAATGATATGATCAGTATTAACATCAGGTATTTCACAATAAACATTCTCATATGTTGATACTTTAGAAACTAAGTCTTGAATGTTTTCGTTAAGTGACTCAACTGTTTTTACTTCAATATCATTTGTTTCTCCACCTTGATCAGATTCCGCAGATGTGGGTTGCTCTGTCATATCACCATCTTTATCAGATCCTTGTGCTTCTTCAGCCTTAGGAGATGATGCACCTTTTGTTGTCTGATCATTTTCTTCTTCCTCACCTTTTTCATCAGAATCTTGTGAATCAAATTGATCAGGTGATCCACTTAATGGTAATTGATGAGTATCGATATCAGCAACTTTCTTCTTATTCTCCTGCTCCTCTTTACAATACTCATGTAATATTTTTGATGCTTCCAAAACTTCCTCAAAGGTCTCAGTGTTTCCAACCAAATCTCTTATTTCAGTTTCTCTCTCAGTAAAATACAAATCAATAAAATTACCAATCTTAAAGTATAGGTTGATTCTATCTGCAAGATTAAACTTATCTACATCTTCATCTTCTAAGTTAAAAAAATCATCCTCACTTAACTCACTGTATCCATAGTAGAAAGTCTTTGCAAGACCCATGTACTTTCTCTTCATTAACTTTTCAATACGTGCATCCTCACATACGTTGACAATACCATGAGGTATATCAGAGGTTTTGTACCAATCATCATTAGGTGTAAACAATGCATGGCCAACTTCATGACCAACAAGCATGTCATATACACTATTACTTGCTTTCTCCCAGAGAGGAAGAACTAATACTCTTGTCTCCACATTAAAGGATGCTGTTTCAACTTGCTTGTGCTCTACTACTAAATCTTCTGTTGCTAGTAGTTTAGCGAGTTGTGATTTGATTTCGTGTTGTACTGCCATTGTGTCTCGTCTTTATATGGCCATAATAGTCGAAAACCCTTCGTCGAGAAGGGTTTAGTAGACACTTTTTTAAGTGGTTTCTTCTTTTTCTTGCCTGTCGTAAGGCTTGTGGTTTAAGGTGGCGTTTCTGTTCCTTCTTGGAATGATGCTGCCAATTTGGAACTTTCATAATTCTACTCTAACATATAATATCTATAATTATACATCAACTGAATCTAAAACGCTAATACTAGGCATCCATCCTATGCTTGCCATAATTGATATGTCTGCAACATTATCTTCTGCTTCACCGGGTGTATATTCTTTCACTGGAAGATGACCTTGACCAAATTTTTCTGCAAGTTTTCTTACAGGAACTGATTCACCATATCCGATTGGAACAGGCCCTGTAATTGTGCTAGGTGCTAGATGACGAATTGCAGTACAAACATCATGCACATGAATCCAGTCTCTTTTATGATTTGTGACGTAAGTTGCTTTCTTATCACGGAGTAACCCATACATCATATTTGGTCTAACATCAGGGCCATAGACCGTTGTGAAGCGCATTCCAACTGAATTAGGTGGTGCCATCTGCTCATTAATCCACTTACTCATTGCATATGGATTCTCCCAATAGTTATCATCCACTGCACTTGACGATGCATATAATAATCTAGTATTAGTTTCTCGACACCAATCAAATATGGGTTTTGCCTTTACAACGTTATTAATATAATATTCTTCCGGTTTCTCTAGACTCTCACGAATATCTGCCCATGCTGCAAGATGAATGACTAATTCATAATCCCCACCTTTAAAATTACCCACATCATCTGGTTTATCTATTCCATGCACTTGAAAACCTAATTCACGTCTCCAATCTGCAAATACATATCTACCTATGAATCCACGATGTCCTGTAACTAATACTTTCATGTCACTGGCCAATCAATAACTTTTCTAATTTGTTCATTATACTTCCATACTTCTTTAAGCATGTCAGCGTTAACACCATGACTCTCCATTTGAACAATCAATGAGTTAAGATCTTTTGGGAAACAAGTGCCACCAAAACCCCTATCATTATCTATACCCGGAACTTTAGTATGTGATTTACCGATACGGCTATCCGCAGTCACACCCTCACAAACTAAATCATAATCCATCCCTACTGCTTGACAAACATCATAAATTTTATTGAAGTATGCTACTTTGTATGCAAGAAATGTATTAGAAAAATACTTGATTGCTTCACTCTCATCCGAATCAGTAATGATACTTGGTATATCAGGAAAATAATCAGAAAACATGCGAACAAAATCTACACATAATTCTAAATTTCCACCAACAATATTTCTTTCTGAGTTTGCAAAATCTTTAATTGCATTTCTAGCAGTTAAAAATTCTGGATTATGAATTACATTATGTCTCTCATAGTATTTTTTAGTTGTTCCGATTGGAACTGTTGATTTGATTACAAATGTTCCTGCAATGTGATCTGGTAAACTCTCAAAAAAATCATCAAGTATTGAGAGGTCACATTCACCACCATATCTCATAGGAGTTGGCAAGCAAACAAAAATAAAATCTTGATTTATAACTTCACCAAGAGTATTCAAAGATCTATTTTTATCAACATCATAGACCTTACAACTTGTTTTATCTCGAAAGTTTTGGTAAACAGCGTTACCTACAAAACCATTACCAACAATACCAATCATAATACCATCCTACTGAATCCTTTTACTTTTTCAAATCTTACCACATTTTCAAACCTATCATCAAGGCCTGTTTTATGTGATATGACAAATATATTCGCATCATCAATAACATATTTTATTATTTTTAAAAACTCCTCTGTTCCTTGACCATCTAATGAACTATCAAATACCTCATCCAATACCATTAAGTTTGTTGATACTGAATTTTTAAACTTGGCAACCTCTCTCCAAGTAAATAACAAAGCTAAATCTATTCTTTGTTTCTCTCCCTCACTAAACGATGCATATGAAAAATCTTCGTGAATCGGTGATTGGACGGTTTCGTTAAACTCCTCATCAAGAGTAAAATTTATATAAAAATCCATCATCTGTAGATAACGATTTATTTGCTGATTTATCAGTGGTAGATACTTCTTGATGATTTTAGTTTTAACTCCTCCGTCCTTTAGCAACTCGTAAGTATAATTAAAATATTTAATTGTTTCTTTTTTCGTGGCTAAGGACTCATATGTCTCCTGTAAAGTGGACTTAAATTTTTCTAACTTTTCATGCTCAGTATTTCTGTTTTCAATTTGATTGGTAAGTGTTTGAATTTCATTTTCAAGATCTCTTTGTTGTTTTTGGCAGTTAGAGATAAGAGTGTTGTTTTTAGAAATGCCATGCGTGAGTCTAGTAATCTCCTTTGATAAGTGAGTAAATTTACGCTCTCTATCTTGTTCTTTTTTAATTGCTTTCTCTAGTTCTTCGTAACCAGATTTAAGCTCTTTTGCTTTAGTTTGAGCGTGATTAATTCTATTTAAACGGAACTCTTCTTCAATAGATTGTGTGCATGTTGGGCATACCGTATTATCTGTAAAGAACTTATGCTCCTTCGTAATGGTTGTTACTTTATTAGCGATTTGACCTTTCAAAGTGTTAAGTTTCGCTAACGTAGTTGTTGTGTTTGTTAGTTTTTCCTGCTGCTCTTTTAAACCAAAAATAGCATCACTCGCTTCTTCATTCTGCATTGTACAAACACATATATCATCGGCAAGTGCATCTTTCTTTTTCTGTTTATGATCTATATCTTCTTTACCACGAGTCTCAACATCTAAAATAAATTTTTCTTGCATCTTAACTTTATCATTCAAAGACTCTCTTTTTAAATCTAGTGTCTTAACTTCATCTTTAACCTTCCTTAATTTTTCTTTAAGGATATTATTCATCGAGGTAAATATTTTTATATCAAGGAGATCCTCTATGACTTCTCTACGATTTGGTGCACTTAGCTGCATGAATGGAATAAAGTTACTTGATCCTAGAATGACAATCTGTGTAAAAGATTTATAATTCATTTTTACAACGTTCTGTTCTAACCACTTTTGCTGATCATTCACCGAAGCAGCTTGGTCAAGTAACTTATCATTTCTCCATATTTCAAATATGTTTGGTTTGACTCCTCTTATGACTTTCCATGAAATTGTTCCGATTTTAAATTCAACTTCAACACATAATTCTTTTTCATTAACAGTATTAATTAATTGACTTCTGTTTATTTTACGAAATGGTTTTGCAAATAAACCAAAAGTGAGTGCATCTAAAACTGTGCTTTTTCCACTACCATTCGCACCAACTATCAACGTTGTTGGTGATCCTTGAAAATCTATTTCAGAATATTGATTTCCTGTTGATAGAAAATTCTTCCAACGAACTTTTTCAAATAAGATCATACTTTTTATCAGGTGGTATTACAATGTCATTTGATGTAATAATAGTATATTCATATTCATGAGTTTCGCACATTGCAATCATGGTTGCAGGTTCAACTTCCATAACATGCATTTCTGGATATCCTTTATCCTCTAACATCATAGCATAACGAACTGCATCATCTCTTTCTTCAAAAATATAAAGAACATCTTCACCATCCTCATTTTTAACTGAGTAGGCTCCGGCATCTTCTCTTCCATCGATTGTGATGATATGCATTAGACTAACTCACATGCTTCTTGATATACTTCTTTTATTATATCTTGTATTGTAGATTTTTGCAAATCAATCTCAGATTCTTCCACATACCTATTTAATATAGAAAGAGTATCTTCAGATTCAAAGGCCTCAAATTCCTCATTTTCTTGAAGTTGAAAATTTTCAAGTATTTTGAGTTCATGAACATCTGATGAATATATTTTATCAATATATCTTTCAAATTTTTTAGGATCAGATTTTTTACGGACAATTAACTTTAAAATTTTACCCGCAAATTGACGAGTATCTAAAAGTTGTGCATCATTATCTTCATAATACAAATTATAAAACATTCTATATGGATTATTTACAGGTGTATGCTCCATAGTATCTGTATCAAATATATGAAAACCACGAGTATCACCTACATCATTCCAATACATTTCATATGGATTACCAAGATAAAAAACTTTACCATTGTCAGATCTTGTATGATAATGGCCTGAATAAACTTTTTCAAACTTATCAAATGTTTTTACGTCTGTACCATGATCCATAACAAATCCCGGATTTATCTCAAACCCTTTACACTCAAGATGACCCATCACACATGGTGATTTTGATTTTTTAATCATCTTCATTGTTTTCTCTTTATTTTCAGAGTTTATCCAAGGTATTAATAGAATACTTAACTTACCTAATTTTATATCTGTCGCCTCTGAATATATTTTAATATTATTATATTCCCTTAATAGTAAATCAACAGCATTTACATCATTTGTATTTTTATAATAAGCTGTATGATTACCTACAATAGTGTGTATTGTGCATCCCATTTGAGAAAGACGATCAAAGTAATTATCTTTTGCCCATGATAAAGTGGCAAAGTCAACACCCTTTCGACTATCAAAGGTATCACCCATATCAACAATTGTACTAATTCCGAGTTCCTCTAACTTTGGAAAAAATATATTATTGTAAAATTCTAAAAAATAATCATGAAATACCTTTGAATTTTTACGGCATCCAAAGTGTTGATCAGTTATTATTGCTATCTTCATTAATAACGTAGCTTGGAGTGTACAGCATCCTTAATTTGATTATAGTCAGAAGTATCCATTCCGTCAACTTTATCACCATGCATAACTTCATCATATCCAGATCTTTCTAGGATTTTATTTTTGATATCAAGTTGTCTTTTTTCCCGTTGTATTCTCCTGAGAAACGCATAATGTATAATCTGCGTAAAGTAAGCAAAAGGATTTTTGGATTTATCAGGATTAAAATTATGAATGTATTGAACGCAATTTTCGATTCCATCAGAAATCATATCCTCCTTAAACATGTAGTTTACAAAGTTTGGTTTAAATGATAAGTGATTTGCAATCTTTAAAAAACAATCACCAATATATCGAGGTATAACAGGCTTTGGTTTATTTTGTATCTGTGCTATTTCTACATCTTCACGATATCTAATAAGAGCTGCAAGAAACTCTTTATTATTAACGTAGTGTTCAGATCTTTTCCGTTTAGGCATAGGTCTAATTATTGCCATAGTTTTAATCCCTATTATGTAGAAATTATAACATTTATACACTAAAAAGGCAAGTTATTTTACATTTGATGACGTGACGACGTGACGCACTTGACATCATGTTAAATTTCATGTACAATAACCTTTGTAGAGGTTTAAGGATATTAGCCCTTTGATTCTTTAGATCTATAGAGTTTTTCTAATATATCCTTTGCATCATTTACACTAGAAATATATCCCATCGCACGACTTAATTTTGGTTCATTATTTTTTACTTTTATGGTATCTTTTAACCATCTTTGATACATTGTAATCATTTCAATATCAGATGATTCAGACATAGTTAATACTTCACTTAGATCCACCATAAACATATCATCCTTAGTTGTTTTTAACCAAGGCTCAATACGATATCCTGTCATTCCTTTTTTACTTTTAACTTCATTTACAATAATAGGATTTGAAATTATTAACAGTGTCCTACCTACTTCTTCAGAAGCAGCCACTTTTGCAAAGATCTCCTCTCCACTTTTGAATTTAATAGTAGCATAGAAATCGTCTTCGATCATTTGTTTTTAAGTTGAATTGTGATTATGTCATAGTTAAAATTTTCTTCATTATAAATTTTAATTCTTTCTATGAGATGATTTAATGTGTAGTTTTTTCTTGATTTAATTGAGCAATCATCAGAGATATCGTATAAAATAGCTTTGACTTTGTTAGTTCCTTTTCGGAGAACTCTTCCAATGCTCTGGAGGTTTCGTATTCTTGATTTTGACGGAGAGGCGAAAACAATATTATGCAAATTTTTAATATTGATACCTGTTGAAAATGTTCCATAGGATGCAACAATAATAGCATTCTCCTCTTGTTCAGTAATTTCACGAATCATCTCTCTTTCTTCGGCATCAACACCACCATGAACAAAGAAAGCTTTACGATCATCACTCTTGTTTGTATTTATCAAACCATATAAGACTGAACCATGTGCTTGTACTCTACTATACAAAATTAAAGTATTACCTTTTAAATCAAGTGTCAAATTTGTAATAAATTTATTTCGTTGTTCATGCGATATAAGATACTCTATCTCATCATTATATGTTTCAAATTTTTGTGGTGGATGTTTAAGGACAAGACATTGAATATCTAATTGTGAAAGATGTCCTTGTTTCATAAGTTCATCTGTTTTAGTCACCTTGTATGATGGCCCAAATAATCCTTCCAAAACCCATTTATGTGTTTGCGTACCATCTAAAGTTCCAGTAAATCCAAACCTGTATTTTGCGTGATGTAGTTTTGTCATTATAGATATTAATGACTTGCTTTTAAATAAGTGAGCTTCATCACCAATCACAACGTTATAATCTTCAAAAAAGGTTCTCTCTAATTTGTAAACAGATTGCCATGTTGTAATTGTAACTGGAAACTCATTGGTTTTTTCTTTACCCGAATATATTCTGTGACAGTATGACTCAGAATCCCAACCATAATCCTGAAAGTCCTTATACATCTGCTCTACGAGAGATGTCGTCGGAACAACTAGAAGTATTTTTTGAGATTTATCTACGTAATATCTTACAAGAGCATAAATCATCAAAGATTTTCCTGAAGCAGTCGGTGATATCAGTAGCTTTCTATTATGTCTTAAAGCATCATGTACTCCATCCACTTGGTATTTCCTTGGAGAATGACTGCATATAGATTTCATATAATCTTTTACACCTTCATATGATATCCCCTCATTCAATTCAAAGGGAGATCCATAATATTCATTTGCTTGAAAACTATAAGTATAATCGTGCTTCTTACAAAATGCTACAATGCGATCTAAGAGTCCAACGTAGATTCTTTTTGATCTTAGATCAAATAAATGAATTTCTCCATTCCAGTTTCGATTACGATATTGAGGCATGAACTTTGCACTCTCAACTTGAAACGTGAAATGATCTCGAAGTTCATACTGAATATGGGGCTCAGCATTTACTCTCAAGAATACTTCATTCGCTTTAGAAATAACGACGTTTGTTTTCACATAGATTCATTAATCTATGTGTATTTATCAGATGTTTTCAATCCCTAAATTTTTATCTCCCATACGATTAAATTTTTTATGATTAGCATAATTTAAAAATGATCCCAATATGTATTTTGCATATCCACCAGTTGCAGGGTTGCCTTTATGTAGATAACTCCATGTACATGGAAAAAGTAAAACTGTTCCCTTTAAAGGTTTAACTTGTATGCCAAATTGTGGAAATATAGTTTCACCACCCTCAAATTCATCATTAAGATAACATATTATTGATAAAAATCTTTTTGCTGATTCAATATCAGTAACGTCAGCATGAAAATCATGTTGTTGATCTTCTTCACACAAATATCTTTTAATTCTTAAATGTTCAAATCCATATTTACTTGGCCACTGCGTGTGATGTAAATCTACATCTTTTTTATATTGATTAATAATATTTTGTACACTGTTTATGACTAATTTAAATGGTTCATTAAATTCTTTATGTTGCATAATATCCAATCTTTGACAATTACATGCACCACATTTTTTTACTCCATCCTGAGTATAACACAGACTTATCGATTTTAAATACTTCTCCTGTTCTACCCATAATCTTTCATATGTTTCAATTAAATTATCACAAAGTGTAGGCGAAAAAACTCCCCTATATGCTTTTATATAACGAACTTCCATTATCCTAACCCAGAATTAAATCTCATGAACTCGATAGCATTTTTAATTTGATATGTTCTGTTTTGCACGATCTTTAGAATACTTTCTAAGTATACTAACATTGTATCATAATAATCTATTTTAAGAGAGGCCTTTGATAATTTTTCATCTGCATCAAGATACTTAGTCATTGTATCTTTATCTCTTATCTTTTTTGGAAATGGATTTTGAATATAAACATCAGGGTCAGCCTTGCCACTAAAATATTCAAATCTTTCGTGACGTATATTTTTTCTTTGCTGTTCTGCTTTCTTTCTTAATAAAAATATCGTGTTATATATCTGAAAATATTTTGCATGTAGTGATGGTATATTTAAAGATTCGTCATGTAGGTTATCTCGATCTATTTTTGCATCTTTCTCCCACATTTCTTGAATCTTTTCAAGATCAAAGGTCATTTCCTGCTAAATCAGTAATTGTGTACATAGTGTATTTGAAACTAACATCTGCTGTAAAGTATTCTATGTCAGTGTCTGTAGCGTCAAATGATAAAGTTGTCAAACTATAGGGCCATAAATCAGTAAAGTTAACATTAAATTTTGCAATTAAGTTACTACTTAATATTTGAAGAGTGCCGTCAGAATAAATGTCATGACCAGATCTTTTATAATTTTTTTTAGGTGTGTTTCCACTCGCTTCCCAATCACGAAATTCCTGTAAAGTCTCTGGAAAACCTAATCCACGAAGCCATTTTTGTATTTCCATAAAATTAGTCAAGTCCTCATCAACTAGAAATCTAATACTTAAATCTCCAAAATCAATTTTATCTCCGGGAACTGGAATGTCTCTAAGATAGTTTGGTTGATTCGCAACACCTAAATTAAGATCTGGAATGTTAGCACTATTACAGAAATAAGCAACACCGGGGCTTCGTTTAAGTGAAAACTTAAATCCAACTGGTGCAAGAAAATTCCTATTATCTATTTGTGATGGGCGAGTTGCCATTAGTTCTGAGCAGGTCTCCGTTTATATTTATTATAGCATAAAAAAAGAGACCCGTGAAGGGTCTCCTGAAAGATATAAGCATCTTGCTTACATAAGGTTTTTAACAGCAACACGTCTGTAGTAACGGTTAGCGTTAACACTAAGGATACCACTACCTGCTTGTGTTCCCTCTGCGAATGGGTTAGCAACCATGCCATAACGAGTCTTAAACCCGATTTTTGGTTGGAAACTATTTTCTCCCACTGCACGAACCATCTGTAATGGAACGTATGGACAGTAGAACAGTCCAGCATCATATGGTGAAGTACCTTTGTAACCAACAACATAGTACTGATTACCACCTGTGGGTGAAGCATTAGCAGCAGTTAGGTTTGCAGCATATGGGTCAATGTATACTCTAAACTTACCTTGTAATGTACCAGCAAATGTATTACCAGTGTCATCAACGTTAAGGTTAGCGTTAAGAGCAGGAGTGTAGTCTAGTACACCAGCCATTGTTAGTGCTGAAGCAACGTCAGCAGAACATAGGATGATGTTACCCTTTCCACGACGAGTTCTTTGTGCGATTGCGTTTGCATCTCTTTCAATCTGGAACAATAGTCCTTTGAATTTCTCAACTGACCATCTTCCGTTTGAGTCGATGTCTAAGTCAAATACACCAGCGGTTGCAACGTTTTGTACAGCACCTTGCTCTGCAGTCTTATAGATTGTTCTGATAACTTCTCTGTTTATCTCAGCAAGTATCTCAGTTGATAAGATGTTAGCAAGTTCTGCTTCTGCGTTTAAACCGTGGATTGCCTTAAGGTCTTGAGCAAGTTCTAAACTATACTCTGCCTTTAGTGCTCTGGACTTAGCAGTAACGGTAATTTTCTCGATTGAGAATGCCATCTGGTTGAAGGCATTATTACCTGTTCCATCGAGTGATTCTGCCTCGTCTGTTCTCATACCCTGACCTACTCTGTAGGATGTAGAATCAGCAGATCCTACTGGGTTAAGAACCGCAGGGTTTGTTGCGGAGACAGTTGTGGTTCCCATACCAGCCGCACCATCAACGAATCCTGTTTCTGCGTTGGATGCTTTGTCACGACCAGAGAATGCAGAGTCAACTTCGTTGTAGAATGTCTCTGTTCCTGTTTGTGTGCTGTAACGAGATCTCATCGCGAAGATTAGACCTGTTGGGCCGCTCATTGGTTGCACACCAGCAAGGTCATAAGCGACCAAGTTTGGCATGGAACGACGGATCAAACTGATTAATACGGGGTCAAAACCAGCAACTGGAGTTGATGCACCAGCACTAAAACCGGGTGTTGAACCTGTGTTAGTATTAACGTTTGGTTGC